TGCAACGTCTATGAACTCTACTTCTTTTCAGAATATGTTTAATGGTGCATCATCATTTAATGGGGATGTTTCAAATTGGAATACAAGTGGTAAAACCTCATTTTTTAGAATGTTTAATGGTGCGTCATCCTTTAACCAAGATTTATCGGGTTGGGATATAACATCATTAACTACAGTACCAAATAGTGGGTTTGAATTTTTAAGGACTGCAACTTTGTCTACTGTAAACTATGATGCAATTTTAATTAGTTGGGCAGCACAAACACCTATAACAAACGGAATACTTTTTGATTTTGGTAATAGCCAATATACATTGGGTAGTGCAGCAGAAACATCAAGAAACACATTAATCAATACCTACGGATGGACAATAGTCGATGGTGGTGGAATATAAATAAATAAATAAAAAAATGGAAAATACAAAATTATGTTATCCTACGGTAGAAACTTGGTTTATAGTTTGGGATGATACACGAGAAAATATTTTAAGTTATGGTTCAATTGAACCTAATCAATGTATGGAGACAAAATGGTCAGAGGTGGACTACTATGAAAATGAAGCAGAATGGATTGACGTGTTGTTAGATAACGGAATAAACCCCTTTCCTCCAGAGCCTGAAGAAGACGATATTGTAGACGAAAAAACTGTAAATAAAATTGATTAACTTTGTTTTAATGAAATCAACTATAACATATTTTTATATTCAGGATAATTCTTGGTTGATTGATGTTCAAGTTAATTACAATATAAACAATGTTAAGTAAAATGAGTACAGAGGATATAAAGATATATGCACTTAATAGTGTAGCAGTGTTAGTTTCTTTTAGTGAGATTCAACAAACATTAAAATTAATTTTGTTAGTTGGTTCAATAGTATATACATTCCAAAGAGTTTATGCAAACTATAAAGAATATAAAAAAAATAAATGAATTATTTTTCTTCACATGAGTTTGATTCACCTGACCTACCTGGAAGTGGTAATTTAATTAGTGATAATCTAGTTGAAATGCTTAACGATGCTAGAGAAATATTTGGAAAGCCTATTGTAATAAATAGTGGGTATAGAACTAAAGACCATAACGAAGAAGTAGGTGGTAAAGAAGATTCGTCTCATTTAAAAGGATTAGCTGCAGATATATCTTGCGTTAATTCAATGGATAGGTTTAAGTTGTATGACATTTTAAGAGCGGTTGGTTTTCAAAGAATAGGAGTAGGAAAAACTTTTATTCATGTTGACGTAGATTTTGACAAAGACCAAGATGTATTTTGGGTTTATTAGTATGAAAAAGATATTAGAGTTTTTTGGCACAAAGGTATTTAAACAAGTAGGAGATGTTATTGACAATCTTTTTACTAGTGACGAGGAAAGGATAAAAGCTAAGAATGAAATATTTAAAGTTCTTCAGGAAAAAGAGCTTGAGTTACAGAAGATGCAGACGGATATAATTTTAGCAGAAGCAAAAGGTAATTGGCTTCAAAGAAGTTGGAGACCAATCCTTATGTTATCATTTGGGTTTATTATAATTTATACTAAGTTTATATCTCAGTTATCATCACACTTGGTAACTCCTGAGTTAGAGCCTGAGTTTTGGAATTTACTAGACATAGGTATTGGGGGTTATGTAATAGGAAGAAGTGCTGAAAAAATAGCAGACAAAGTAGCTCCAATATTTAAAAATAAAAAATAAAGGTTATGCCAAGAATAAGTACATATCAAACAGTAACTCCACAAGGAGATGATACAATTATAATCAGTCAGGCTAATGGTAGTCCTGCTGATGCAACTAAAAACATTACAGTAAACAGTCTTACAAACCTTGTTCAAGAAGAGGCAGGTATGCTTTATATTGATACAGAGATTAGTTCAGCACAAATATTAGATTTACAGAACACACCAGTAGTATTAGTCCCAGCGCAAGGAGCTGGTACAGTTGTTTCTATAGGAAGAATGTTTGCTAAATATACTTTCGGAACTACTGCTTATAGTCAAAATGGAAACGTATTTATAAGTATAAATGTAAACTATATAGAGGGAGTAACTGCTGGACAAGGATTTTTTAATCTGGATACGAGCCAAGATATGTATCAACTAAGCCCTGCGGATTATAGAGTGGGACAAACTCCATCAGCAATTGAAAATAAAGACGTAGTGATACAATCTCCATCTCCTATTACATTAGGAGATGGAACGATAAAAGTAAGAACATATTATAGTGTAATACCAAGCACTTTTTAAAAAAAATATCTTAGTAGGTGACTTACCTACACTTTCTTTTTCATGAAGAATGCCTTTGTTTATTCAAGGGTATTTTTTTTTACTTATATTTGTTATAAATTAAATCTAATTAAATGAATGATATTCGTAAGATAGCAGTAGGTCCTGATTATAAAGGTGGAGCTATGCATTATGTTGTAGGTCAGGAAATACTAAAAGGTACTTACAAGATAAATCATATAAGGTATGATGAGTCTAGTGATTCATTTAAAATATGGATTGAATCTATGTATAACCAAGAAATTGTGTTATGGAAACGATTTGTAAATATGCCTGTATCTATCGAATATAATATTAACTTCTAATGAAATCACCTTACTTATTTATTACTAAGCCTTTAGACAGTAAAAGATATAATAACACTAAAAATATAGGTGGTGTTGACTTTATAACAAACACATCTGAAGAAAACCATAAAGCATCAAATAGAATTGCTGAAGTAATAGCTACACCTATTGTTTATAATGGTCCTATAAAGCCAGGATATAAAATACTTGTTCATCATAATGTATTTAAATTTTATAATGATATGCAAGGTAGACGTAAAAGCGGTAGAAGCTTTTTTATGGATGACTTGTTTTTTGTTGAGCCTGACCAATTTTATATGTATCATGATGGAAACAGTTGGAATGCTACAGGTAGGTATTGCTTTACAAAACCTTTACCTACAGAAGACTATTACCTTTACAAGAACACTAACGAAGAACCTTTGGTGGGTGAAATAAAATATAGCAATGATTATTTAAAATCTCAAAATGTTTATGCAGGGGATAAGGTTTGTTTTAAACCTGAAAGTGAATATGAGTTTGAAGTAGATGGAGAAAAACTTTATAGAATGTTTGACCATCAAATAACAATAAGACTATGAATGAGAAGCCTAAAAGAAAAAAAAGACCAAGAATAAAATATAATCCTAATCGAAATGGACTCAAAAAGTTTAAAGAAGAATATTATTCAGGCAGGGATGAGAGCCGTAGAGCAACTAATTAAGGTTGCCAAAGAAGATATTATAAAGCCAGACCCTGAAGACGAACTAGCTGCTGATAGATTAAAAAATGCTGCAGCAACAAAAAAACTAGCTATATTTGATGCGTTTGATATATTGACTAGGATAGAGAATGAAAAAAATTTAATGGAAATCGAAGAACGAGGTCCAAGTAAACTAGATACTAAACAAGGATTTGCAGAAAGAAGGTCTTCATAATTTACATAGAGTTGTAGATGACTACATACCTAAAGGTGTTCTTAAAAAAAAGAACAGAAATAGGTCATGGCAGTATGGCTATGATGAACAATATGATATTGTTATAATATCTAAAACAGGACAGGTAGGTGAGGTTTACGATATAAATGGATTGCGAATAGGGTTACCCATAGTTCCTGAGTCTCTTCAAAGAGACAAAAACAAGTGGCACAGAGAAGACTCCCCTAAAGAACTTTTAAAAATACAATCTATATTCCAATGGAATGAGCAGCCAAATACTTTTAAAGCTAGGTGGGTAGACTATATTGAAGATGAGTTTGATAAAAGAGAGCAAGGTGATTGGTTTGTAAACAATAACAATCCTACATATATTACTGGCTCTCATTATATGTACCTTCAATGGACAAAAATTGATGTTGGGTATCCAGACTTTAGAGAAGCTAACAGGATTTTTTATATTTTTTGGGAGGCTTGTAAAGCAGACTCTAGATGTTTTGGAATGATATACCTAAAGATTAGGCGTTCTGGTTTTTCATATATGGCTTCTGAAGAGTGTGCAAATGTGGCAACAATATCTAAAAATTCTCGTATAGGTATTTTATCTAAGTCAGGTTCTGATGCAAAAAAAATGTTTACAGATAAGGTTGTTCCTATTGTAAGAAATTACCCTTTCTTTTTTAAACCTGTTCAAGATGGTATGGATAAACCTAAAACAGAATTAGCGTTTAGAATTCCTGCGTCTAAGATTACTAAAAAAAATATGCACAATGTAGATAATGAAGAGATGGAGGGTTTGGATACTACTATTGACTGGAAAAATACTGACGACAACTCTTATGATGGTGAAAAGTTACTTTTACTAGCGCATGATGAAAGTGGTAAATGGCTTAAACCAAACAATATATTAAATAATTATCGTGTTACCAAAACTTGTTTGCGATTGGGTAGAAGAATTATTGGTAAATGTATGATGGGTTCAACATCAAATGCATTAAATAAAGGAGGTGAAGAGTTTAAAAAACTTTATTATGATTCTAATCCTGTAAACAAAAGTGCTAATGGTCAAACTAAAAGTGGGTTATATTCACTTTTTATCCCAATGGAATGGAACTTTGAAGGTTATATTGATGAGTATGGTATGCCTATGGATGATGTTATTGATTACTGGAACAATGAAGTTCAAAGTTTAAAGAATGATGCTGATGCATTAAATGAATTTTATAGACAGTTTCCAAGAACAGAGTCTCATGCGTTTAGAGATGAAAGTAAGCAGTCTTTGTTTAACCTTACACGCATATATCAGCAAATTGATTATAATGATTCTTTAATAAAAGAACATCATGTTACTAGAGGGTCTTTTTCTTGGAAGAATGGAATAAAAGATACAGAGGTAATATGGACTCCAAACACAAGGGGTAGATTTTTAGTCAGTTGGATTCCAAAAAAAAATATGCAGAACAGGTATAGGAAAAATCATCGAGGAGATTTTTTTCCTGCAAACGAACATCTTGGTGCTTTTGGTTGTGATAGCTATGATATATCTGGAACAGTAGGAGGCGGTGCTTCTAATGGTGCTTTGCATGGAATCACAAAGTTTAATATGGATGATGCTCCTAGCAATCAGTTTTTTTTAGAGTATGTAGCTAGACCTCAAACTGCAGAGATATTTTTCGAAGAAGTATTGATGGCTTGTGTATTTTATGGTATGCCTATATTGGTAGAAAATAATAAACCTCGTTTACTATATCATTTTAAAAATAGAGGTTATAGAGGCTTTAGTATTAACCGACCAGACAAACTTAAACACAAGCTTTCTAAGACAGAAAAAGAACTTGGGGGTATACCTAACTCTAGTGAGGCGGTAAAACAAGCTCACGCAGCAGCTATTGAGTCTCATATTGAATCTCACGTTGGTTTAATAGGTGCTGATGAAATGGGTTATATGCCTTTTAGCAGAACCTTAGAAGATTGGGCAAAGTTTGATATAAGTAACAGAACTAAGTTTGATGCTTCTATTAGCTCAGGTTTAGCTATAATGGCTTGTCAAAGACACTTATACCAGCCTGTAAAAAAACAATCAAATATTATTGTTAACTTTGCTAGATACAACAATAAAGGAAGTCGTAGTGAAATAATTAGATAAATGAAAGACGTAAAAATAAATGTTTCTTCTGTTGGGTTTCCAAGTCAGTTTGTTTCTGATAGCGAAAAAGCTTCAGATGAATTTGGATTACAAATAGGTCAAGCTATTCAATATGAGTGGTTTAAGAAAGACGGAAATCAATGTAGATACTACAATCAATGGAGAGATTTCTACAGGCTACGCCTTTACGCTAGAGGTGAACAATCGGTTGCTAAATATAAAAATGAACTTGCAGTTGATGGTGATTTAAGTTACTTAAACTTAGATTGGACACCTGTTCCAATTATACCAAAGTTTGTGGATGTTGTTGTTAATGGAATGAACGATAGACTATTTGATGTTAAGGTGTATGCGGAAGATGCTATGTCTCAATCTAAAAGAAGTAAGTATCAAGATATAATACAAGGTCAGGCAGCAGCAAAAGATATTTTAGAAATTGTTCAAAAAGAAACAGGAGCTGACCCTTTCATAATGAACCCTGATGACCTTCCTCAAACTGATGAGGAATTAAATCTTTATATGCAACTTAAATATAAGCCAGCTATAGAGATTGCAGAGGAAGAAGCCATAAACACAATTTTTGCAGAGAATCATTATAACGATGTTAGAAAAAGAGTTGACTACGATTTAACAGTTTTAGGTATTGGTTGCACAAAGCATGAGTTTTTACCAGGAGCAGGAGTTGAACTTAAATATGTAGACCCTGCAAATATTGTTTATAGTTACACAGAAGACCCTCACTTTAAAGATTGTTTTTATTGGGGAGAAATTAAAACTCTTCCAATTACTGAGTTGATGAAGATTGACCAATCTTTAACTACAAGCGACTTAGAGGAAATATCAAAGTACTCTCAGAGTTGGTATGATTATTATAACGTAGCTCAGTTTTATGAGAATGATATCTTTTACAGAGATACTGTTACTTTAATGTATTTTAATTATAAGACCACTAAGAAGGTAGTTTATAAGAAAAAGATATTAGAAAATGGTGGTACAAAAATTATAGAAAAAGATGACCAATTCAATCCTCCTTTAGAAATGATGGAAGAAGGAAGGTTTGAGAAAATAGAAAAAACTATAGATGTTTGGTATGATGGTATTATGGTTATGGGTACTAATATATTACTCAAGTGGGAGCTTGCTGAAAATATGGTTAGACCTAAATCATCTCAACAACACGCACTACCAAACTATGTAGCAGTAGCACCAAGAATGTATAAAGGGGTTATTGAATCATTAACTAGAAGAATGATTCCTTTTGCTGACTTAATACAAATTACACATTTAAAACTACAACAAGTTATTTCAAGGGTTGTACCTGATGGTATATATATTGATGCCGATGGATTAAATGAAGTAGACTTAGGAACAGGTAATGCTTATAATCCTGAAGATGCCTTAAGATTGTATTTCCAAACAGGTTCTGTTATTGGTAGAAGTTACACTCAGGATGGAGACTATAATCAAGGTAAGATTCCAATAAAAGAATTACAATCAAGTTCTGGCGCAAGTAAAACACAAATGCTTATTGCTAATTATAATCATTATTTAGGAATGATTAGACAGGTAACAGGATTAAATGAAGCAAGAGATGCATCATCTCCTGACCCTAACTCTTTAGTAGGATTGCAAAAACTAGCAGCATTAAATTCAAATGTAGCTACTAGACACATACTAGATGGTTCACTTTATATTTATAGAACACTAGCAGAAGCTATAACTTACAGGGTAGCAGATATACTTCAGTATGCAGATTTTAAAGATGATTTTATAAATTCAATTGGTAAATACAATATTAGTATTCTTGAAGATATTAAAGATTTGTACATTTATGACTTTGGTATATTTATTGAAATTGCTCCAGACGAAGAGCAAAAAGCTCAGTTGGAAGCTAATATACAAATGGCTTTGTCTAAGGGAGATATAAACTTAGAGGATGCTATTGATATACGAGAAATAAAAAACATTAAACTTGCTAACCAATTACTCAAAGTAAAACGTAAAGCATTACAGGAGCAGCAGCAACAACAAGCTATGCAGCAACAAGCTATGCAAGCTCAACAAGCATTGAAATCTCAGCAAATGAAACAGGAGATGGAAATGCAAAAACAACAAGCAGAAATGCAAGGTAAGATGCAGTTGAAACAAGCTGAGATAGCTTTTGAAATTGAAAAGCAAAATAACGAGGCTATGCTTAAAAGTAAGTTAATGAAAGAAGAGTTTGATTATAACTTACAGTTAAGAGACATGGAGTCTAATGCTTTATCTCAAAGAGAAACGCAAAGAGAAAATGCAAAATCATCTAGAATATCTCAAGCTAATCAAGAGCAGTCAAGACTGATTAATCAAAGAAAAAACAACTTACCTCCTCAAAGATTTGAATCTAATGAAGACAGTTTAGATGGGTTTGATTTAGCTGAATTCAATCCAAGGTAAAGTAAAAAATCGTATTAAAATTTTACTATCTTTGTAATAATTAAATTTAATCATATGGAAATCAAAGTAAAAGAAGTAACATTAGGTGAAGAAAAATCAGTTCAACAAGTAGAACAAGAGCTTTTAGATAAGCACGAAGAAACACTTAATAACGACCAGCCAAAAGCTGAAGAGCCAAAAGCTGAAGAGTCAAAAGCTGAAGAGTCAAAAGCTGAAGAATTAAATGATGAAAACGTTCTTTCATATATTGGTAAAAGATATAATAAAGAAATCAGTTCATTTGATGAATTGATGAGTGAGCGAGAGACGCAGGAAGAATTACCTGCAGATGTTGCTGCTTACTTTAAATATAAAAAAGATACAGGTAGAGGAATCGAAGATTTTGTACAATTACAAAAAGACTATGATGAATCTAATCCTGATTCTTTACTTAGAGATTATTTACGTGCTACCGAAGATGGTCTTGATGAAGAGGATATTGAAACCTTAATGGATGATTATTCTTTTGATGAAGATTTAGATGAGGATGCAGATGTAAAAAAGATTAAGTTAAAGAAGAAAAAAGCTATTGCTAAAGCAAAAGATTATTTCAAAGGAATGCAAGAAAAGTACAAGCAACCGCTTGAGTCAAGGGGAACGCAAGATTCAAATGTATCCAAAGAAGAAATGGAAGGCTATAAGCAATACATCGCAGAAGCAAAGTCTTATGAAGAAAAGACTGCTAGGCAGAAAGAGTTGTATGACTCAAAAACGTTAGAAGTATTTACACCTGAGTTCAAAGGTTTTGAATTTAATGTAGGTGAAGAAACAATAACATTTTCTCCAGGTAGTTTAGAAGATTTAAAAAAGAGCGCATTAAATCCAGGTAGTTGGGCATCCAAGTATTTAGATGATGATGGTCTTTTAGAAGACTCTAAAGGTTTTCATAGGAGTGTAGCAATTGCACAGAATCCTGAAAAGTTTGCTAAGTTCTTTTATGAGCAAGGTAAAGCTAATGCCACAGAAGATGTGATGCGTAAGACAAAAAATATTAATATGTCAGAGCGAAGAACACCTGAAGTGACTAGTAAGGGAGGAACACAATTCAAGTCTATAAGCAGCAATAGCAGTAGAGGACTTAAAATAAGAAGTATTAAAAATAAAAATTAATTTAAAAAATAAAAATTATGGCAAGTTCAGTCCAAGCAACGCCAGGTTTTGATTTGCAACCAAGTTCGCATCAAACACCATTGGCATCAAATTACATTACTGACTTCAACTTTTTGAATCAGTACTTACCAGACACTTACGAAAAAGAATTCGAGCGTTATGGTAACAGAACAATCTCCTCATTCATTAGAATGGTAGGAGCAGAAATGCCTTCTAACTCAGACCTTATCAAATGGGCAGAGCAAGGAAGATTACACACGAAGTATGTTGATTGTGGTACTGCAGCAGTAGTAGCAGGTGGAGAAGCAGTTTTCCAAGTAAATGACGTACTTAACCCAGCAGGTTCAACTGTACAACCAGGTTCTGGTGCAACAGTTCAAATTGCAATTAGAGTTGGTCAAACAGTTGTTGTTGTAAACAATGATGGTTCAGGTGAGTTCAAAGCTATTGTTATAGCGGTAGACCTTGCAAATGGTCAATTTACTGTTGCGTTTTATGATGCTGCAGGATATACAGGTGGTACAGGATTAGGAAATGCTGATGCAAGTATTTTCATTTATGGTTCTGAATTTAAGAAAGGAACAAACGGAATGCAAGGTTCATTAGAATCTGATGATTTCATTTTTGAGAACACTCCAATTATCATCAAAGATAAGTATGCAGTATCAGGTTCTGATATGGCTCAAATCGGATGGATTGAGGTTACTACTGAAAACGGAGCTTCAGGTTACTTATGGTACTTAAAGTCTGAACACGAAACTCGTTTACGTTACGATGACTATTTAGAGACTTCAATGATTGAAGCAGTACCTGCAGAAGCTGGTTCTGGTGTGAAAGCACAAACTACTTCTGACCAAGTAGGAGACAAAGGTTCTGAAGGTGTATTCTATGTAGTACAACAAAGAGGAAATGTATGGGCAGGAGGAAATCCTAATGCTTTAGCTGACTTTGACGCTATGATTTCACGTTTAGATAAGCAAGGTTCTATCGAAGAAAATGTAATTTTCTTAAACAGAGACTTTGGATTTGACATCGATGATATGTTAGCAGCTCAAAACTCTTATGGAGCAGGTGGAACATCTTATGGTCTTTTTGACAATGACAAAGACATGGCATTGAATTTAGGATTTACAGGATTCCGTAGAGGATATGATTTTTACAAGACTGACTGGAAGTACTTAAACGACCCAACTATGAGAGGTGGTGTTGATGGTACAGGAAGCATTAACGGATTGTTAGTACCTGCAGGTTCTACAACTGTTTATGACCAAGTTCTTGGTAAAAATGCTAAGAGACCATTCTTACACGTAAGATATAGAGCTTCTGAAACTGAAGACAGACGTTACAAAACTTGGATTACTGGTTCAGCTGGTGGAGCAAGAACATCTGACTTAGATGCAATGGAGGTAAACTTCTTGAGTGAAAGAGCAGTTTGTACTTTAGGTGCGAACAACTTCTTTATCTTCCAAGACTAAGAATACTAACCAAAGAAAAGGGG